TTGCCACTTTTTTTGATTGGCACGTATTTTGATATAACGTCAACAATGTTGTGGCTGGCGATTAGGTCTGTGGTGTTTATTTTATTCATTGCGATCACCAAAAACATGATTTTTAACTTTATCAGTCCAGTTCTCTTTTGGGGTTCCAAGTCTCAAGGCGAGAATTTTGCAATCTTCCTTTGATAATGTTTTTTTGCCAATAGAAACATTGAATAAATAATTTTCCACATCTACACGACGGTTTATTATTTTATCTAAATTATCTAAATCAAAAATAGTGTTAAGTTTTTCTATTATTTTAATTGCGTCGCATCTGCTGATAAAAACCTTTTCGCCATTAAATAAGAATACCGCCTCACTATCAAAATTTACAGGTTCATCTAATATTTCCAAATCTTTATAAGCACCGACTTTCATTATTTCAACCTCGGATTAATGTAAATATCATTATGGTAAACATATGCATAATTCATTCTTTGTAGCTCAGGAAGCACATCGTCTTTAAGCTTCTTTGTCACATCCCTAGAACCCTTGAATGGTTTTATATTCCGCACTGAGTTAACAAGCTCTCTAACTCTAATTTTAAATCTGCCTTTTGCTGCGTGAGCCTCAAGAACGGTGCATATTTTTTCAATCTCAGACCTTATCCCGACATAGCCCATTTTATCAGCCGCGCTAATATAGGTTTTTGATAGTTCATCAAATATCGACGTTGCTCTAATAACGGTATCATCAGTAATAATTCTCGACCTTGACCCACCATCTTTCCAGTGTTCAATTGTGTGCAAAACACAAGCAAGTTTTATTATCTGCTTATCAGCTTTTCCCATTACGCCAGTTAGTAAGTTGTGGTCGTACTTCCCACCGTCTTTTAATTGAGGCTCAAGTCTTTGCCTGTACCTTGCAATAAACATTTTTGCATCAGTGTTGAGTGCTAATGTGACGTCATTCTCGTCTATTATGTTTCTGATTAGTTTTTCATAAGCTATCTTAGCGCCTTTGTCTACCTCATCTTGCGGTATCATATCCCTATCGCCAAAAAGGTTAGGCTCTGCAAGGATTAAAAAACGCTCAGCCAAACCGCGACCAAGTGAACCAGCCGCTAAAATCGTGTCAATGCTGTCATACTGAGCAAGCACTGAAATTGTGGCCTTTAAAGAGCCTTTGTAGCCCTTTCTTGTTACACGCTCAGTTGACGAATCGTTACCATCCCAAGCAGCAAGCAAAAGGCCAAAGTTAGATTTATTTCCACCTCCATCATTCCCATAAACAGAACCCATAATGACGTTAATTGATTCGGCTTCATCGCTGACAATGTTAAACATTCCGCGCTGACGACCAGCTAAAGCCTCGGCAGCTTCAATGGTTGTATCCTTCGTTATTGGCGACCACTCTGGTATTTCTTCAAGCTTTCTTTTAGCTTTGACATACATGTCATAAAGTTCAATTTCTTCATGCTCTTGCATCTCCTTAGTGCCTTTAAGCTGCTTTTCATACATATCAACCTTGCGCTCAAGTCTCATGCGCTCAGCTTCGGTGTCTTCGTTAATCTCCTTATATTTCTTTTTTATTGGGTCAACAAATAAATCATTAACACCAGATTTCCCAGTCGATGGAGGCTGGCCAGTGGCGATATAAATATTAACTGGCTTTAAACCGCCTCGATAATCAAAAGAAAACCCCTTGGTCATTGCAGAGCAAATGCAGCCAATGCCATGCAAGTAAGTGGTATTTAACGGAAACTGTATAACCTGACTTATTGATATTGCTAACTGACTTAATACATCTTTCATCAACGGGCTAGTCAATGGCTCGCATAATGCAAACTTATCTTCTTTAATATCAGATGGAGTGGGCCATAAATCAACGCGCTTATATAAAACTGAGTTAACATGAATTGCCGCTATATGCATACTGCATTTATTATCATTGGCGAATTCTCTAACTTGGTCAACCGACACGCTTGACGAATCACTCGCTTGCATCGTCAGATCTCCATTCGACTACATCAGGTCTTAGATCTTCTTTTTTAAATAAGCCGTTAGTTTTTTTCTCCACCAGCATCGCGGCTCTTGCTGAAATTCGTCCGCGCACTATCCATGCGTAAACAGTTTGTTTTGATTCGCCCAATTCATTCGCTAATCTTGCGCGAGTACCTACCCACGATATTAGTTTTGCAAGCTGGTCTTTCTGTTTGTTTTTTATGTCTTCACCTGAAAGCATAATCACCTCTTTTTTAGTAAAAACCAATAATACAATGATTTATTCGAAAAGGTAAACACATAATTAAATAAAGTCAAAAAACATTAAGAAATGCGTAAAGTGTGTAAGAACTGTGTAAGACAATCTTACGCGCTACAGCCCTTTAGATTCGTGCATTTTAACGGTTTGTGTAAGAAAGTAAGGGGTATGGGGGTATATGTGTATATTTATAAATATTTAGATAAAGAATAATAATATATATACACACCCTTGTATTTCTTACACAAATTAGCCAATCCCTTGTATGACGTGGCCTACAGTGCGTAAGGTAATCTTACACACTTTTACTGAAAACCTATGAAACCCTTATAAATAAAGGGCTACAGCGTGTAAGATAATTATTACTCAGTATTACACACTAAATTGATGTATATTTACTGCAAAACAATACGAGTAAATAACCCAATGACAACCCACAAACTAAAACTTGCAGACGGTACAGAAATGACTGTTGTGTCAGTGCATAAAAATATTGATGATTTGAAAGCGATGTTGACGAGGGATAAATTGTGGAGGTTTTTGTAACTGGTCGGATTTGTTTCTAAGTTAATACATGCTTTAATGTCGCCTCAATAATTTAAAAGGTTAATTTATGAGCATTAATTTAAAAGATATGAATCAGTTGCAAATTATAAACATGTACAAGCAATCTCCCGCCTTTTTCAATGAAGAAAGAATGGTTATTGTAAAGTCTGTTTCTTTTAATGCGTACAATTACATTATGAACAAGAAGTCGGAAGCTGAATACAAGAATATCGCAATGGGAGATGTATCGCCGATGGTTCAATTTAATTTGGATGTTGCTAGAAAATACATTTGCAAATGCGCTAATACTTTAGATAAAGGCGTTGAATTCAATCTAACAATGGCTTCTATCGCTAATATAATGAAAAGCAAAAAATGCTTTTACTCAGGACTCCCGCTTAATAGTGAAACAATGACTATTGACAGGGTAGATAATAAAAAAGGATATATTAAAGGGAATGTAGTTGCGTGCCACAAAGAGGTTAATAGATTTAAGGCACATATTGAAAACCCATTGGTTATTATCGATGCTGAAATGGCTATTAAGATTCTGAAAAAATGGGCTGGATAGGACTTTCTGGTCAGACCACTAATTGTGATTTTTGTGATAGATTAGTCATTCACCGACGCAGTATGTCAAAACCAAAAGGATTAAGAGATGAGATACTACGAGACTGTAAAATACACTGAGATGCGAATAGGTTTATGGCTGGTTATTGTGACAGGGATGTTTGTTAACTGGCTAATATGGCTCTAATCGTTCGTGTATCGAACGTGGTGATGTTAAATCTGTTTTTACGTGTGATTATCGCAAGTGAACAATAAAATGCTACCAGCGCGGTTTTAGAGGTAATTTATAATGACTGGTACGACCAGTGAAATAAGTGCAATTAATTAGTTGCATTACTTAATTAAGTGCGCAATAATAGCTTCACGGTTTGGGAATGGCCCGAAGCGAATTAACCAAGTGAGAAGATTATGAAAACTTTTAAAAACACATTAGCCAACCTAGAAGCAGATTGCACCGTTGCTGTTTATGCCCAAGCTGAAGAAAGAAATGCGCTTTTAGGTGATAACTGGATTGAGTGTGACGATAAAATCACATACCGCCAACTTTACATTCAAGCAGGCGTTAGATTTTTTGGTGTCCTATAATGGGCACTTGGCAGGAAAAAACAGAATGCGCCTCATTAAACGAGAGGCAGCCAAAAGCAATTGATAAAATTAACAATTTTCTGTCTAATTACAGCCACTTAGCAGGGAGTCGCGAAGGTTTCCCCGCTATATGCCTAACACTTCAGGACGCGAGAGAGTTAATGATATATTTGGATAGCAAATGACTAAACTAACAAAACAACAAGGCTTAGACCTAGGCTATCACCGCAACGTGGTAGCTGATTTAATCAAGCGTGGCGCTGTCGTTATCGATGGCGTTATATATGCGCCGGTTAAGAGGCGGGTGAAGAAATGACAAACACAAAGCGACACATGGACGAATTGTATAAAACGGGTAAAACGACGTTTCGTGATGACCAGTTGGTTCATAAAGATTATGTTGTCAAGTTTAATGACTTGGTTAGTAGTTGGGCGTTGGTTAATGTTGAGTTGTTGGCTGGGTTTATTAGGACTCCAAGAGCTTTTGGTGTAGTTCAATCTTTCAATGAATACGCACAATCGGAACTAAAACAACTTTGTATTGATTATTATGGGGATGAGTAAAATGAAAAAATCAAACAGAATAGGAACATTTAAACTTCCGCAAGAGATGCTAGAAAGAGAGCCGTGGCTAATTAAGCGTATAATGTCTCAGTGTATAATTTTAAGAGCTGAGTTCATGTATTCAAGTCGGAGTATTGAATATCAAGCTATAAGCATGCTGTTTGATGAATGCCAAGAGGCTTGCATTGCTCCTGAATATGTTTGGGCTGTCGATGGTGGTTATGTTTATCCTGAGAGGTTATTATGAAAAAATTATTAGTATTAGCATTAGCGTCAAACATGGCGGTTAGCGCTACTTTTGTGCCAGCTTCAACTTATCGTGATTATACGTGTGAGGAATTGAATGAAGATTATATCGGATGGTCACGCGCTTGGATTGATAGCGTGTTGAATAATCCGATTAACGTAAGGTCAATCAATCGTTATACAGTAACGAAAGAAAATGAGGCGCAAGAAGAAGCCAAGGCGCGCAAAGATGCAATTGAAAAGCAAGCCGCTAAAATTGGTTGTTCACTAAAAGACTAGGCTGTATACTCTAAACATCTGCGCAGTGCGCGAAATATGAGAATTTCAGGCCGTGTCTGAACTAAATCCAAAGCAAGAAAAGTTTGCCCAGTTGTATGTTAAGCTTAGTAATGCAAGCGAGGCATACAGGCAAGCTTACAACTCAAAAGCCAAGCCTGAGTCCGTTCACGTTAACGCATCAAAGATACTAAGTGATGCTAAGGTATCGCTAAGGGTTGATGAAATACGCGAAGCACTTAAGGCTGACAACGGGATAACCCTTAAAAATCTGCTTGAAGAACTGGAAGAAGCAAGAAAAACGGCATTGCAGTCTGAAACGGCTCAATGCTCTGCTGCTGTATCTGCAACTATGAGCAAGGCAAAATTATTAGGCTATGATAAGCCTCAACCACCTGAAAATACACAAGATATAACAATAAGAGTCGTTAGAGCTACAAAGCCTAAAGATGCAGATTGATTTTCCACTAACCGAGCCTCAAGAGGCTTTTGCTTTCCACGAGTCACCATTTCCTGCCATCGTTGGGGGCCTTGGCAGTGGTAAAACGCAAGCCGGAGTAAGTCGGTTAATCATTCGGATGCTTAGCCACAAAAAGCGCGTGGCTTATTACATGCCAACTTACGACCTGTTAAAACTTCGAGCAATTCCAGAGTTTCAGCGTGTTTTTGCTGAGCTTGGCATAACAACCAATCTAAATAAATCTGACTATGAGCTAAAAATAAAAGGCTATGGCTCAGTGATATTCCGCAGCTATGACAACCCTGACCGAATAGTTGCCTATGAAGTTGCTGACTCTATTGTTGATGAACTAGACACGCTCAAAAAAGAAGATGCCGCAAAGGTGTGGCGTAAAATAACCGAAAGGAATCGCCAGCGGTCACCGCTTGGTAATACAATCGGATGCGTAACAACGCCAGACCAAGGAATTCATGGCTTTATATATCACAAATGGGTAAAGACTGCCGCAGCTGGTTACGCAATAATAAAGGCGCCAACCTATTCAAACCCTTACCTTGATGATGATTACATTCCAAATATAAGGGCTAACTATGACCCGTTAATGGCAGAAATGTATATTGAGGGTGAGTTTGTTAGTCTTAACGACAAAAAGGTTTACCACTTCTTTGACAGAAAGCGCCACCATATTGAGCGAACTATAATTCAAGGTGAAAGGCTTTATATTGGCCTAGATTTTAACGTTGGCGGATGCTGCGCTACAACTTGGGTAATTGAAAACAACATGCCTATTGCTGTAGATGAGTTCGTAAGTCATGACACGCAAGACTTTATCAACAATCTTACTAGATATAATGGTCACAGGGTTATTGTCTACCCTGACGCATCCGGCAGATCAAACCACACTAACGCAAGCGCATCTGACATTGATTTAATAAAAAACTCAGGCCACTGGGTTGACGCCCCAGAATCAAACCCAGCAATAAGAGATAGAGTTAACTCATTAAATGCGCTATTGGCACATGATAAAATAAAGGTTAATTGTGATAAGTGCCCAGAGTTAGCCACTTCTCTTGAAACTCAAGGTTACACTGATAAAGGTGAGCCGGAGAAGTTTAAAACCCATCCGGCTATTGATGACTGGAATGATTGCGCTGGCTATTTTATTAATCAAAGATTCCCGATTAAACAACCTATGGCACGTGGTCCGAGGGGTGGGTAGCTTCAAACCTCCTCAATAATCCCATTGACCATAAATGTTTATCTTTACGCGCACCTGAATTGCTTTTGTGGTGCGCCCCATCCGCAGCGGGGAATTTACCCTCGCTTACTAATCGGCTAATAGATTTTGTTGTGCAATCCATTATCTTTGCCAAGTCCTTTGATGTTAAACGCGCATCGTTTGGTAGATTGCGCGTCCATTGTGGGAGGGTTAGGTTCATTTGCTAGTGCCATTTGTAATTAACGCAACATTCAACTCTGGTCATTTTTTGGTTAATCTTTGTTGCAATGAAGTAATTTGTAACAGTGTGGCTGATTGCCACTACCGCGCTAATACCAACCAAGCAATCAGATGATGAATCAAAAGTTAAGCAAGATAAAATTTCTTCAGTTGTTTTTTCATTCCATACGGTTGGGATAAAATCCAAAATTGCTTGCTTTTGAGATTCTGTTAACATAATACCTGTTTTTTCTACTTTCATAATCTTCTCACTCACTCGTTTTGTTTCAGTGATTGTATTAAACCACACTTTTATCATTTCACTGCTCCGACCAGTGCTGTATAATCACAATTGCCAAATGGCGCAACCAACTAACAATACAGGCGGGTCGTTTATGAACGAACATATCGAAAGAATGAAAGCAGAGCATAAAGAACTGGATATCAAAATAAAAGCTTTAGGTGCGTTTATCCACGGCAATCAAATATTCAAAACACTGGATGATATGGAACAGTCAAGAATGATTAAACAGCATGGATTTATGGAGTCTTATGCATCAATTTTAGCTAGTAGAATATGGGCTTCTCAATAGTCAAATAATGACCGATATATCAGAACTACAGCCTCATTTAGTCGTCAACCTTGGCGATAAAGTCCATGTGATTTGCATTGCAGACATTCGACGCTTAGCAAATGGTGAATGTTATCGCGGGGATGCGCAAGAGATGATAAGATTGTTGGCGACTATAGTTAAGGATTTAAGCGGATGAACGAATACACAACAGAGCAATTGCTGGCTGAATTAATTAAGCGGTGCAAAATAAGCGAGGCACCCAGAAAAATACTGCTATCAGATGGACATAAAACAATAACTGTCGGCATTGGTAAAGATGACTATGCAACGATTGTTATTCATAATGATGGGATGAAATTACTATGACAACAATTGTATATGACCACAAGAATAGACAGATAGCGGTTGATAGTCGAATGACTAAAAACAGTGGGTTTTATAATGACTGCTTTGATAAAATAAAGTTTAAAGGTTCACTGCTTTTTGCTATGTGCGGGTCAACATGTGACCTAGATTATTTTATTGACAACTACGAAAAATATAAACGCACCGGTCTTGATGATGCGATTCTTGATTGTTCAGGCATTATGGTCAGAGACGGAAAGGTTTACAATGTTTTCGTACATGAAGATATATTTAACGAAGATGTATTGATTTGCAATGAGGCATATGGAAGCGGTGCGCAACTAGCCTTAGCTGCTCTAGACTTTGGTTGTTCAGCAAAAGATGCTGTAGAGTATGCCGCTACTCGTGATATTTACACAGGCGGCAAGGTTCATGTATTTAATTTGGATAGTATGAAATTTGAGGATGAGTTATGAATTTAAATGTTGAAAAAATCACAGCAAGCAAAAATATTGATGTAAATGAAGTTGTGTATGCAAAAAAAATAATAAAGGACGCGATACTTAATAATCAGCAGTGCTTTTGGCCTGAAATTATTAAGGCTAACGTAAAAAATGTTAGCCATGAAACGATTTTGCTTGCCAGCAGGGAAATGCAAAAGAATGGCGAGATAAGGCTAAAAGAGGATTCGTACGAGCATGCAATGGAATACATTTTAATAAAATGAGCCTACCAAATGACCTAGACCAACACAGCATCTACATTGCCCGAATAGCAACGCAATTGCTAAACACGCAGATATACCCGTCTTATTCTGAGGCTTACAAAGCCGTTCGCTTAATCCTGCTCGATGCTGAAAACATTGGCAGCGTGTCGAAGCTAGGCTTAGTCAATCGCGCTATTGCTAAAGCCATTCAAGATTCAACTAACGAGGCTTGGCAAGCGTCTACAAAAGAGCTAACAGATTTAGCGGTCTATGAGTCAAATTATTATGCCTCGTTGATTGGCGGCTATGCTGACGTTAGATTGCGCACACCGCCACAACAACAAGTAAAAGACTGGATGAATAAAGCG